CCGATGACGGCGAGGCTGACGTGGATTCGTCCACCCTCCCTCACGTCGAGGAGAAGCCCGTGATCGCCTTCGACCGTGACGCGGTCGCCAAGATCCTGAAGAGGGACGGCGTACCCGACGAGGTCATTTCCTCGGCTTCCCCGGAAACTCTCGCCAAGTGGGCGGAGTCGGCGGCGAAGCGACAGAAGGACGTGGACTCGTATGGCAGTCGAATGAAGCAGTTGGAGGAGCAGGTGACGAAGGGCGCCCAGCAGAACTCGACGGTGCAGGACAACACGCCTGCCCCGGCGGAGACGCCTGCCTCGGCTGATCCCTTCGCGCAGATGGCGGCGGTGTACGGCGACGATGTCGTCAGTCCCGTCCGCATGGCCTTCCAGCAGCAGCAGGCGCAGATGCAGGAGCAACTGCTGCTTGCGCAGACCCGCGCAGCCGATGTCTCGCTCCGCGTCCAGTACGGTGCCAAGGCTCCGTCCTACGACGCGGTTCTCGCGAAGATGTCGGAACTCGGGGCTGCGAAGCCGGGTGGGTACGCAAGCGTCGATGAACTCGCCGCCGCCGCCTACTCGGCCATCGTTGGATCGAAGCCGTCCGCGCCCGTGAACCAGCGCGCAAGCCAGCCGACCGCCCCGAAGGGTGGCCCGGCCCCGGTAAAGCCGCCTCCGCGCGACGAGGACGACGACATCCTTGACCAGATCATCTCGGGCGGAAACAGTCGTCTCCGTCCCGCAACACGCAAGTAAGGAGCAAGGCACATGCCTTCGATTACCCAGTTCAACGACTTCATGCAGTCCACCGGGCCTGCGTACCTGAAGTCCGCCGATGCCGTCATCAACGAGGCCGTCAAGAACAACTACGTCCTCTCCCGTCTTCTCAAGGAGAAGGCCAGCGAGACGCTGGTTCAGGGCGGTACGTCCATCAAGGACGTGATCGTCTTCGACGACGCCTCGACCTACCAGAAGTACCAGCCCAACGACACGTTCACTTGGACGAACCCGCAGGTCACCGACACGCTGACCGCGCCGTGGCGTTTCTCGATGGACTACATGTCGTGGACGGATCAGGAGGTCGAACTCAACGACGGCGACGCCAAGGTCATGTACAAGCGCCTCAAGCGCATCAAGGAGATGCGCATGTGGACTTCCATGCTGAACGGCATGGAGAACGACCTGTGGGCGCCGTACATCGGAAACTCCGGCAACATGGAGACGGGCGGCAAGGAGCCTTACGGCCTCCCTGCGTTCATCACCGAGTGCATCAACAGCGTCACCACCTTCGGTGAGCGCGGTGGCGCCCCGACCGGATGGTCTACGGTTCTTGGAATCAACCCCACCGTTGACGCCCGTTGGTCGAACCAGATTTCGTTCTACGACCGTGCGCTTAACCAGAACGCCGCCCCGGCTTCGGTTGCATTCTCCGGAGCCGGAAACCACCAGAACGGCACTCGTCAGGTCGGCGGTCTGTTCCCGGCGATGGACGAGATGTACCTGAAGGTGCAGTTCAAGGCTCCCCTGACCCAGCGTCAGTACTTCGAGGAGACGAACTTCCAGCGCCAGATGATCCTCGCGTCCCGTCTCGGCGTCAACCTGTACAAGCGTGCGCTTCGCGAGTCGAACGACATGCTCGTCAGCCCGCAGGACGGCGCCTACAACACCCCGACGTTCTCGGGCATCCCGGTCGAGTACTGCTCCAACCTCGATGACGCGGCGATCTTCCCCGCGTCCGCGTCGTCCGTTGCCGATACGAAGGCTGGCCGTGAAGGTGCGACCCTGTCCACGACGGTCACTCTGTCGGAGACTGCGACCAACACCATCGACAAGGGGCCGCGCTTCTGGTTCGTCAACGGCCAGTACCTCACGCCGATCTTCCACAGCACCCGCTACATGAAGAAGCACGACGTGATGCGTCACCCGAACCAGCCGTTCACTTGGGTGCAGCCCGTCGATTGCTGGTGGAACCTGTTCTGCAACAGCCGCCAGCGTCACGGCATCGTCGCCCCGGTCAAGACCACCTGATGAAGCAACGGGGGCGGGAGCGATCCCGCCCCCTTCTACCACACAAGGAAGGACACACACAATGATTTTCTCTCCCAACAACGGCCCCATCGGCCTTCAGCCTGTCGGCACGAAGGTGGCGTGCATCAACCGTCAGGGCAGCGCCCTCGCGGTCGGTGACGTTGTCATCACCTCGTTCGGTCACACCGAAGTCGTCTATCCTGCGGCGGATACGGTTGCCAGTTACTCGGCTACCCCGTTCGCGTCCGTCATCAAGGCTGACGGCAACGTCAACGATCAGTCCGGCTACATCGGCGTCGTCACCAGCCTGCTTGCGAACGCAGGCGCAGACGACACCGCCGTCGAGGTGCAGTTCGGAGGCGTGGTCGCCGCGAAGGTCACAGCCACGACTGCCAACGTCATCATCGGGACGAACCTCGCTCCTGAAGATGATGCCGGAACGCTTGGCAACGCAGCCGGAGTTGCGACTGTGTACCCGGCGGCGATCTCGCTCGGCAGCGTGACGGCTGGTTCGGAAGCGACGATCAACGTGCTTCTGAACAGCGCCCTCTGGTTCCAGCGCGACATGCAGTGATCTGACACAACCATTCACCACTGGCCGGGGAAACCCGGCCAGTGGAATTACCCATGCTCACCTACGGCGATCTCAAGAACCACGTCCTGCTTGCCATCGGCGGTCGTCCATCGACGGCCTCCGGGCAGACCGTCGCGGAGCGTCAGGCGGAGATCATCAACACCGCAGGGGAGCATCTGTTCACCCACCCGTGGAAGTTCCGGGAAGCGACCTCGACCGTCACGACGGTCGTGTCGCAGTCATACGTCGCGCTTCCATCCGACTTCGCTGAACTGACGCAGGTCTGGAAGCAGGATCAGCCTCTGTGGATCCAGTCTCCGGAGGAAGTCGAGACGGCTCGTCAGACCAACTACCCGGATCTGACGTGGCGCGCCTACGTCAAGACGGTTCTTCCGACGACGCTTGTTCCGACGCAGTCGTTCCGTCTGGAGTTGTATCCGACGCCGACGAGCGCGGAGTCCCTGAAGGTGCTTTATCGAACCGGGTGGCAGTCGGTCACCAGTTCGACGGCAACCTCGGAGGTCATCTCGATCCCGAAGCACGTCGAGGCAACGCTCATCTCGTATGTCCGCGCCGTCGCGGAGGCATACGAGGACGGGCAGCAGAGCCAGCGGTTCGCGGAGATCGAGGCTGGCCCGATCTTCGGCGCGGCCAAGCAAAAGGACGGAATGGTGCAGAGCCATTTCGGTCAGGTACAGCCGAACCTGTGGCGTTCCGGAACCCGGAACGGCCCCGGCTTCATCATCCTCAACCCAGTGCAGAATCCCTCGTAAGGAACACCAATGAGCCTCCTTGGACTGAATCCCACGATCACCGCGACCCGGACGCTTTCCGCACCGCTCGGACTTGCGAATCCGTCGAACGTTGCCGCCAACACCACTGTCGTCGCACGGGTGCAGACCGCGACCCGTCCGACCACCGGAACCGGGCGACTCGTCCTGCACACCAGCATGAACTACCTTCTTCTCCAGACCTTGAATACGTCTGGAGCGACGGGCGTTACTTGGTATGCGATCGGATGGACGTTTGCCGCGGATTCTGCGCTCTGGATCCCGAAGTTGCTGACCAAGTTCACCGTTACTCCGTCAACCACCGCTGGCGCGGAAGTGAGCAGCCTGCGTCCGGGTCGCGACTACGTAAAGAATCTCGGTGACCTGAAGATTTACAACGGCGAGGAGGCATCCTGCCCCGGAGGATTCGTCATCATCGACCTCGCCGGAAGCGAGGCTGTTGAGTTGCAGTGCGTCACTGCTGCTGCCGGAAACATCAACGCCCTCATCGGGTTTATCTGATGCACGCACGCAACCGGACATGGCTGCTCGGCTCTGACCCGGTCGAGCGTTGTCGGCAGCGCACGCTCCCGGTTGAGGGCGGCGACGGCTCCACGCTCTCGCTGGACTTCACCACGGGCGTCCTCGACCCGCGCCTGACGTTCACGCGCACGACCAACGCGACCTTCATCAACTCGCAGGGGTTGGTGCAGTATGCGGGACAGAATCTCTACTTCAACACCGCATTCGGCGGATTGAGTGGTACGAATCCATCGCTGACTTCCTCCGGCTGGACATACGCATTCTCAACGGGATCTGCCACCTTCCACGGTGATGGCTCGGTGACGATGACTGCAAGCAGCCAGAGAATCGGCATTGCGCGATCATCAGGATTTACTGGTGCTGGGCGCAGAGTGATTGCATCGGTTGACATCCTGACGGTCGGGGACACCGGACTCACGCCATCGAACCTGCTGATTACGGGTAGTTTCACCAACAGCGCGTACTATGTGGACTCGGGGCTGTACACGGCCGGAAATGTGTTTGGCCCATGCACTCTGTCGTTCGTGTTTGATAGCCCTACGTCTGGCACTACTGG